TTCAGACCCAGCGCCCGCAACCATTTGTGCGCGTCGTGGTGCTGGCCGTGCGAGACGGCCTGGATGCGGTGAACGCCGCTCTCCAGATAGCGCGGGAATAATTCGCGCTTGATCCAGCGCGTCATGCCGCGCCCGATCAGCGGCCATTTATCGGTCCCGAAGAACATCAGCGTAATGACGCCCGGCCACGCTTCAATTGTGCCGCCAACACACACCGGCTCGCCATTCGCGCGGCCCACCAGCACGTCATCGCGCCCGCCGTAGCGCAGGGCCAACGAGTTGGCCAAAGCGCGGCGATCCGCCTCGGCAGACGTAGCGCTGAACTCTTCGAAGTCCCCGCGCCGCATGGCGAGCGCTACGGCGCGCACGTCGCCTACCGTGGCGCGTTCAATCGTCATCCTTGTTGGCGATGTAGTGGACGAGGCAGGCCCCGAGCCGGTGCGGCCCGGTACCCTGCGAGCGGAACCGGAGGGATAGGTGTGTGGCGGAATGGCCGATGGTGTTTCGGGCGGCGTTATATGTGGTGCTTCCATAGATACCGATCTTCTCTTCCGCTGCCGTATTCGTCGGGTCCCATGCGGCGGCTACTTCCCACAGGCCGCGCAGCGCGGCGTCGAAACCCGTGAACTGCTTCCGCCGCGCGGGGTCGTCGGCGTCCATGTAGGGCAGCCACGGTTCGGCCACCGCATTGTCGTGCGCGTCGCCCGTCTCCAGACCGCCATAGACGTAGACCGTGTCGTCGGCGCGCAGATACACCCTCCGCCGGAACGACATGGCGTCGGTCACGTCGAACGAGACCTGCTCGCCGTACTGGTCCTCGTATGTCGTGTCGTAGGTACTCCACGCAGAGACCTTGGCCCCCGTGAAGAACGAGAACACGAATATCTGGTCCTTCATGATGAGCCAGAACCGGCCATCGCGGGGCTCGATCAGGCCGATGACGTTGTGACGCTCATTCTCGGTCAGCGTCGCCAGCTTCGGCACGACCAGATCGTCCACCGGGACGCCAATATCGGTCGTCGCCGCCGAACTGGTGATGTCGCGCGAACGCAGGGACCGCAGGCCGCTATCAGCCAGATAGAAGATGTCCACGTCGCCAAAGGACGTGACCGAATTGGGGCAGTCCGTGCCGGTGTTCGACAGCACCTGCTGCTGACGGTTCAGCGCCGGGTCGGGGTCCACGGCCCATATCTGGATCGTGCGCGCCGCGAACACAGCAGCGAAGTTCTGGTAGCGCGCAATCGCCGTGAGCTGCTCCGAGCCGGAGCTTTCGGTCGAAAGATCGATGAACCCCGCACCGACCACATCGGTGGTCCAGTGCGTCGGGTCCTTGATGCCCGAAAAGTGCAGGTTCGGGCCGGATGTCGAATAGACCTTCTGGCCGATGGTCTTCACGAACTCGCCCGGCTGGTAGGTGTTGTCGCTATCCGCGCCATTGGCCATCGTCGTGGACGCCGGAGAGACGACAAATCCGTTGGCGATTTCAAATGTGACGCCATAGCCATTCGGCTCTGGGCCAGGGTCGGCGGCGGCGATGCTCACAAACGCGCCCGCCACGGACGCCGTGTAATCCGGGCTGGATGTGAAACCATTGACTGCTGCCGCAATGAGCGCCGCCGTGGCCTCATTGCTGGTCGCCCACACGACAGGACCGCTCATCAGCGCCACGCCGTCCACCCGCAACATCGTCATCTGCGACGTGGCGCTGTCCGCGCCGCCGCTCAGATTGACACTGTTGCCCGTCGTCGCGTCACCTGTAACGGTTGGCGTGATGGCCTTACCGTTCATCGCAGGGCCAGTGTCGGCAGCGGTGATATAAACCGTCTGCCCGAGAGACGTGGCGGTGTAGTCCGGCGTGGACGTGAAATAGTTGATCTGCACGGCTATCGCCGCAGCGGTCGTTGCGTTGTCACCCGTGTGCTCGACCGCACTGCCGAGAATATCCACGCCGTCGATCAGGACCGAACTGATGGTGTTGGCGGGGTCGTTCGTTCCGCCGGTTACCTCGAAAGAGCCAGAGGGCGCTACCGCAATATCCTCCGCGCCGCCCGTTACCTCGAACGTCGCGCGAGCGCGGCCATCGAACCAGTCGGTGACACGCACGCCATCGTAGAAATGATGGATCGAGCCGTCGGCAAACTCCCCCACGGCGTAAATCTTGCCCGCGTAGAGGTCGGTCGAAAGCACACGCACCAAAGCCTCGCCGTCCGGGTGCTGGAGGCGCTGGTACGCGACGCCGACCGGAAGCCCGTCCGGTTCCTCTTCATGCCCGAAGACGACGACACTGGCCGGAGTATGGGCCATGCCCACCGTGCCGGGCGGGAGCGCGTATTCCGGGACGAAGGCCGCGCGCTGCTCGAACTCGCCACCGCGTGTGATGTGACCGTTATTGGCGCGGATCAGCACACCGCCCGACGTGGCTTCCGCCATACGCCGGGCGTCCAGCCCCCCGGTGAACTCCTTGTACCAAAGGATCGACATTACGACCCCGCGCGGTAGATGGCGATAGGCCGACCGCGCCGGGGCCGGTTTCCGCGCGTCCCGGTCGTAAACATGTTCTGGTGAATACGGCGCGGCATGAGTTGCCCGCGCAGCTTGAGATAGAGCGCGTTGGCCTGATCGAGTTTGATCTGGGCGTCCGTCGCGCCCGCCGCCGCGAGAACTTCCGCCGCCGCGTGCAGCACCAGCAAGCGGTCATCCAGATCGGCGCGGTCGGTGTCCGCGATCAGCGGGCGCAATTTGCGAATGCCGGTGATCTTGATGCGGCCTTCCAGCGTGGTGGGGTCAGCGTTCTGATCGGGGATCGGCCAGACTTCCATCTGCTCATCTTCGCTGATGCGCCAGTTCGTGACCGGCCACGAGCGCTCGTCCAATTCGCTGTCGTGGGTGGCGTATTGCGCCGCACCAATATGAGGCTGCATGACGCAATACGCCGAACTGTCGCGGACCTGAACGAAGATTTCGCGCTGAATATCGAGATCACCGCGCAGGACGTTTTGCGCGTCGCGCGCGGCTGCGAGATCGTAATACCGCTGCCCAGCTTGCAAATCGAGGAAGCGCTCGACGCGCAGATGCGGCCAATCGAAATCGTTCCACAACCACTCCTGCTTGCGTTGGAGCATCTTGACCTGACGGTCACGGTCTTGCGGATTATGCGCCGGATTGAGCGACATCCGGCACTCGGCCCTCAGATCGTCGAGCAGATTGACGAGAGTGGTCCTGAGGGCCATGTGCGGTGTCCTTACTCGAAGACGCTGCCGGTGTCGGCGGGGGCCTCGCCCGCGTCGTTCAGTTCGAGGGCGGCGATGATGTCGTCCTTCTTGGTGATGCCCGTCAGATCTACGCCATCCTTATCGGCCTTGGCGCGAAGCTCATTGACCGTCATGCCGTGATATCCGTCAGCGTCGTTCTTCACGCCGCCCTTCTTGCCGTCATTGTCGTGGTCGAGTGGATCGCGGGCCACCTTGCGCTCGCGGACGGCGAACTGGCTGTCGTCCAGTTCCAAATCAGCAAAGGTCTTGGGCAGCGTCACGCCGATACCGCTGCCGAACAGCGCGGACACGGCGCGGGAAACGGTCTGCTCACCCTCGGTGTAGCTATAGATGCCGCGCAGCCGTTCAATTTCCTGACGGTCGGTACGGGCGCGCAGCTTTTCGTCATCTGCGCCGAGCGAGAGCGTACCGCGCACGTCAATGTCGGTCACAGCGTCGTCGCCGTGCAGATAGCGCAGCACCGCCACTTCGGCGGGTGTGACGCTGTATTTCGGGACCTGATACCGGGCGTCGCCGCCGAGCGCCAGAAGAAGGTTTGCGTATTCCACGAGGTATCTCCTATCGGTGGGGAAAACGGCGGCTCAGAGGCCGCCGTTCCGGTTCGATTACGCCAGCGCGGCGTCCTGCACCCGCTTGGGCCAGGTCAGGTTGTACGAGCCGTTGATGGTGACATCACCGAAGCTGAGCACCAGATCGTCGCCCGCAGCCCACGTCATGTCGCTGTCGTTGGTGATCGTGATGGTGCTGGAACCAAACGAGACGGTAAACCCGCCAGCGCCCTGCTTCCATACGGCCTGCGTGGTCTGATCGACAATGACGCCGCCCGTCGAGCCGGTCAGCGCGTCCTGATTGGTGCCGGTCGGATAACCGACAGTGAAGGTCGCGCCGTCCGCAACGTTCGACGCCAGAGTATGCTTGATGTTTCCAAGTGCGCCCATTGGGGCCTCCTGATGTTAGAGGGACACGGGGCGCGGAGCGCCCCGCTGAACCGAATTAGGCGATGTCGTAAACCGCCGAAGTGCGCAGGCGGAAGGCTGCAAGCGCACGGTCGGTGGTAACGCCCTGATACACCACATAGCGGTCATACGGGCGCGTCGGGGTGTGCTGACGGCGCTTCTGCCCGAAGTGGTACATCTGGATGTCGCTCTCACCCATGGCGATGACATAGCACCGCTTGGACAGGTTCATGTCGTCCAGAGTGGGGTCGTAGATGATGACGTTACCAGCATGGCGCGGGTCTTTCATCGACCCATCAGGCACACCGTCGTTGAACGCCAGATCACCCGCCGTGTAACCGTTGGCGCGGAGTTCCATCTTGTAGCCGTCGATGAAATCCGACCCCCCGAACCACTTCCAGTTCGGCGTGCGCCCCGTAGCCCACCGCTTGAGTTGGCGGATTTCGGTGTCGAGGAACGCTGCCAGCGCACCGCCGTTGGCCGGTGTGACGGTGATCGCGCCCTGGCCGCCCGCGAGGCCGTAAGCCGCAGTCGCGGCGCGGTTGCGCCACCACGGATTGAGCACGCGCGACAGGCCGCCCGTGGAACCTGTGGCGGGGTTTTCGAGGATGAGAGACTGGATGCCTGCGAAGGCTTTCGGGTCGTTGGAGCCGTCGCCATGCGTCAGCGCGTCCATGGACCGATCATAGTCTTCGTCCAGCATCTCGTGCTTCAGGCGAAGGATGTCTTCGAGCGCGAACTCTTCGCGGCCCGACACCCGAACGGCGTCCTGATCCGCGCCGTCCTCGATTATGTCGATGCCGTTCTGCTTGAGTTCATCGAAAGTGTAGGTGATGCCGATATGGTGATACCGGCCCCGGTACTCGACCTGCTTGGAGCCAGACGGGTTGTAGTAGGCAACCTGATCGTCCCCTTCATAACCCTGCACCGAGCCGCCGCCCTGACCCGCGTTCACGTTGCGAACGATGGTCATGCCGCGCCCGCCCGCGAAAGGCTTGGAGCGGCTGTCGAACGCGAGCCACATGGGCTTGTTCTGGATGTTCTGATTAAGGGTCGTCCCCTTCTTCAGATGGTTCTTCAGGGTCGTCGTATTGATTTCCTGAATGATGTCAGCACTGATAGGCATGATGCCTTATTCCTCTTGTCAGGCCCGCGTGAAGCTGCGGATAGTGTCCAGAATGGACGCATCTTCGGGTACGGGCTTTCCTGCGACCGAACCGCCGCGAACAGGAGTGATGGCTTTCTTCTGGGCAGGACGCGCTACCGGCTGGGCCGGAGCGACGGGAGCCTTGAACGACGCATTGACCGCCTTGTAGGCCCGGTTGAACTGGTCAACCATCATCTGCGGCGATTTGGGGGGTCCTTCCTGATGCTGAATATAGGCCATTTCCCGTTTGAACGGTTCCAACTTGGCTTCAAAGTTCGGGTCTTTGACGCGACGCTCGGCCTCCCAGTTGTTGCCCGCTTCGACGATGGCGCTGTGCGCCTGCGTCTGGGCCATCTGGGCGTTCCGATGCTGCTCGAAGGTTCGGGAAGCATGCGCACTGTTCTGTGCGGCGCGGGCGCGGGAAATCTCAATCGCCGTCTGGCGGTTGATCTCGCCGCGCTGCATACGCTGTACCAGATCGGGGTGCGCCTCTGGAACTTCGCCCGCAGCGACCAGCAGCTTTTGTAGCGTTGGCCGGGCGCGGCGAAGCGCCTCCTGCGGGTCGGTCTTCATCAGACCGCCGATAATCAGCAGATCGGCCGCCTCTTCGGCACCGAGACCCTGCTGGTCCATGAAATTCTGGACGTTCTGGTAGCGTTGAGCGTCTTCGCGGGCAGCCTTTTCCTTGCGGAGAAGCTGCTGGAAACGGGGGTGCTTGTGGAACGGA